GTAACATACTGCTCAACATTAGAACTCAATACCGCCCCAATAGAACTTCCGTTAGATTGCCCATTTGTTGGTGGTGATTGATTTACCGCAGGAGGTGGAACAATATTTAAGTCGTTTAAGAATTGTTTGTCTAAAACCTTATAACTATCATCACTAACGTCCGCTCTATCATCCCACATTTCAGTATTTGCGTAATAATTAAACGATAAAGCGTTTTGTAATTTGTCTATTGAATTTTTTAATCCTTGACCTCCAACAAAATTGAAACCCATAGTGACATTAGCAATCATAGGTTGGACCCCAATACCCTCTGGGTTCAAATCCAGACTTTCATATTGTAAGCTCAAGCTAGTAGGTATAATTTTTGTATGGAAAAAGTCCCCAACTCTTAAAACCAATACTGGTGGTGTTCCAAAAGCAGTATTTGTTGCATTATTATATTGTAAAGTTTGGGCGCCATCAACATCTTTTATTGTTGGTATGGTGTCACCTGGTCGTGTGCATTGTTGTAAAAATGTTAAACGTGAATTTAAACCTTCTGGCGTTATTGAATGGAACGCTGGACTAAAAAACTTTAATTGGTCTTTCAAATTATCAAAAACCATCGGAGTTTCTTCTTTGATTGTTTCAAAGTAATCACATTCGGACAACAACAATCGTAATATCCTTTTTGTTATATTATCTTTATTAACATATTTTTGTTCGATAGATTCAACTTTCTTAGTTCCAGTAACTACTTTTCCTTGTAATACTTCTTGATATTGTGGTTCTGGAACAACAGCTGGTGTAACTGGCGCAGGTTTGTATTTTAATTGTGAAGCATCAATATCACCTATTAATACCGCCCGACAAGCCATAGCATTATATGTGAATACATCTTTAGACCCAACAGTATCACCGCCCACAACTTGCCCATCTTTTTTGGTATCCGAACAATATATTCTTTTACTAGGTGATCCAGAACCAGATGGAATAGGTTCAACAGTAACTTGTTCTCCCTTATCTGGCTCTTTACTAATTAATATTCTTCCAGCTTTAAAAAAAGGTTGCAAGTTTGGCAAAGATTCAAACCACTTTTGAACGGAATCTAATCGTCTATCAGCCAAACTTAAGTTGTATGCGATAGACGCCGGAGCAGAACATGAACCAGTCAATCTAATAGTAACACTTCCATCTGTTTGCTCCAAAACTTTTGCCAACTCGGTAGTAAATCCCGTAATTTTTTGAAAGTTGGGTATCACAACTGTATCAAAAAAGTTTGTAGTTTGTTCGGCATTAGGTTTGTTTGCGTAGTAGTTTCTGTTAAAAGTTCCAGTATATCTGTTAAATTCATTCACATAGTTTTCACCCATGGACTTTGGATAATCATTCCCAAAATAAAAACTTAATTTTTCAAATTGGTCAAAAATTTGTTGGTTAAATACTGGCGCAATTTGTTGATCCACCCCGGTTGGCGAATCATTACCAGTTTGAATAGTTTTCTTAATAAATTCCATTCCTTCAACCGAAACTTCCTTGGAAGTTATTATTTGTTGAAGTTGGAATAAATCATTAGGATTTACCGTATAATATTTTTTTGCCAACTCATATAGGTCATACTTTCTACAACCAGCAAAAAAAGATGTTATTATACTATCAATACGAGTTTTGTTAGTTTCATTTCCCAAAACTTTATTCACAATCAAATTCAACACTGATGGGTGATCCACAACAATCTTCCAACTTAACGAACCAGTCCTAGTTGTGCTTTGATAAGTATAAATTGGCTCAGGTCGTCCAATAAATTCTGTTTGCTTGAAAGTCGGTGATATGGTTTCACTAAACGTTAAACCATAAGGTGGAAACCACATAACCCTACCACCATTTGGACCTCTTTCACATATTGGTAAATCAGCGGTCGTATATCCCGGTGTGCTTGAAGTTCTCCACGCCAAATTTTCCAAAGAAAACATATATTTTTTGGCGTAAGCAACATTTGTGCTTGTCCCACCTGGACCATTTATTAAGTTTGACGAACTCTGGCCCCCTTCTTGCTTATTAGGGGCAATATTTAAGTTATATGTTTTATCAAAAACTGAATATGAAAATCTTCTTCCATTATTAACAACACCATCAGTTTTCTGCAAGTCGTTATATTGCAGATAAGGAATATCTTTGGCAAACACCCTACAATATTCAGTTCCGACTTCTTGACCTATATCCCCAACATAGGCCAATACTCTAGAACCCTTTGTCAATTCCTTATAACCATCATTAAACACCTTACTAACCTGATCAATAGCATTACCCACATGTTGAAGTCGTTTTCCACCTTGTGGCTGACTATCAATCAGTTTTTGAGTATCATATAAGATTGACCCCTCCCTAAATTCAAGATTTGTTGATTCCGTTGAATTATATGATGACGGTTTGAAGTCCTCATCTTCATTTGTGATTTCCCCACCTTTACCAACTTTCTTGCCAGCATTCCCCTTATATTTTGGCGAAACCCAAGTAAAACCTCCTTCAATACCCCCACCATCAATATAAGCAGGACCATTAGCACCCAATTTTATTTGGTTACTTATTGGTTCATAAAGTTTTGCCATCGCATCCGGCCCATAAACCGGAGCCCCAACCGCTTGACCGTATTCATTTGTAGGTATGTCACCCGGAGGTGATGCCACCATGCCAGGATCTGATGTTCTAGAACCAACATAATAGTTTGAATTATCAGTTGTTGATCCAACAATAGCACCAGCCAATCTATTAAACACCGTCCGATCAAAACTTGGCTTATACTTATTGTAATCTATATTCTTAAATAACTGACCTTTCTGACCAGCACCCGTGTTGTTATAAAATATTTCAGAACCAGTTAAGTCAGTTCCCGCTAATGAGGTCAATAAATTACCAACAAATGACTGTCTAAACGCATCACCAGTTTGCTGAATTGTAGTCGATTGTCTCGTCAAAGCCGACTCATCAAAATACGATCCAGGAATAGGTGAAACAGGTAAAATACTTCCACCAAGTCTCAAAATAAAGTTGGTTGCTGCCAAAACCGGATTCTCTGGCACAGTAATAGCCCAATTGGGTTGAATTAACGGAACCTTTCCCGTTATTATATTCAATATATCAGTAGCACTATCAACAGAAAAAACATTCGCTCGACCAACTGTGTCTTGATATATTTGAGCCGCAATCCTATCTTGAAACTCCTTCCTTAAAGTGAAAGCCCCAAGCTTAACCAAATAAGAGTCTTGACTCAATAACCCATCACTACCCTGAGGGTCAGGGTTTAACAATATTGATAACGGAGAATAACTCGAAGGAACAAAACTACTTGGATATGGTTGGTTGTTAGGACCACTAGTATATCCCATCGGACTCTCGTCTGATGAAATGAATGGAGCACCGTCTATCGGTAATTCACTACCACTACTATATTTGTTTGAACTTTTCCACTTTTTGGATTCAGGATATGCTTGATCTACAATAGTCGCATCCTGATAACCATATTCACCCTCATTAGATTTTGTATTTAATAAAGCGTTAGGATCCGGAACTTGCTTATAACCACCCTCATTACCATATTGATTCAAAGGGTAAAGTTGATTCGCAAAGATTGGGGTATCTATCAAGGAGTCAGGACTATCCTTGACATCAAACATACTCTGAACATATTCATAGTTAGCTCTACCAGTTGCCGGATATGGTGATTTATTATACGGCTTTAGATTTTTAACTAGAATATCTTTTCTAAACTTTTCAGAATTAGCAAAATCAAGAGGACTAGTTCCCATTTATTTTTTTATTATAAATAGGTTAATGTTTTGTTTTTCTAAAAAAACTTATTTACCATAAATCGCTGATGCGCTTGAAGTTTTTGTTGAAGCTTTCTGCTCATTAAATATATCTATTATGTATTGTTTAAACCTACTTTCATTAAATTTCTCCGTGAAAATAAAATCACTCAAAGTTTTATTATACTGCTTAAACTCTGGTGATGGTTCCACTTTGATAGTAAGATCAGGAAACTGGTGCTGTAATACTGGTTGAGTTCCGGTCCCTACCCCTCCAAACACACTAGATTTAACTGGTTCAGTTCCTTCAATTAATGATTGACCTGCTTTTGTACTTTTTAATTTCATTTCTTCACCCTTAAATTCTCCCACGTAGTTAGTTAACAACGACCTCAATTCTTTTTCAGCTAAACTATTACCCGTCAGTTTGCTTGTAGTTTCTTTGGCAAAAGTTTCAAACCCTTTTGTAAAATCTGAACCAAGACTTGCAATAAAGGATTTGTTGCTTTCTACAAAATTTTGTAACGTTTCTGGTACGGATTTTTTATTTTGTATGTCTGTAACAATATTACTTAAATTACTTATTAAATCTTCTGTTTTTCCGCGAACAGTTTTTACATCAGCAACCCCTGGACCAGATAATGCACCACCAACAGCGTTAGTAATTCTTCTTGCTGCTTCACCTATTTCTAATCCAGGTGTGGCAGAAACAACTCCAAATAATACTTTATCTCTAATTGCTTTAACGTCATTACTCATAATTTCTTGTAAACTCAATTGGTCTCGCTGAATATCCTCAATAGGTCTTTGTCCTTTTTTCTGTTCAGCAATAAGATTAGTCATTTCTTCTTGCGTAACCTCAGATAATTGTTTCATTTCTGATTTACCATCCGGACGTTTAATATTAACAGTATATTCCCCCTTTTCATTCATAGACGCAATATTTGCCAAATATTGTTTGTCTTCTTCATTAGCAAATGTAATCTTTGGATTAATCTTGGATAATCGTGAATCCAATTCTGCCGCAGCAAGACCCATTTTAGATAAAGAGCCACTAGACAAACCCGCTTCTTTTTCCATTTCTCTCAAAATCATAACCCCCTGCGGATTTATTTTGAAACTTTTTGATTTTTCATCAAAATAGGTGAATTGTTTTGATACATTTGCTAAACTAGTTTGTAGTCCAGATGGATCATTTATTGACTGGTTCATAAGTTGAAACGGATCTACTAAATTTCCAGCAGCCACGCCCAATCTTTGAAACGCAGAAGCCATTTCAACAGCCCCTTCTGGCGATAAAACCCTATCCGCTAACCGAAATGTTTCATTCATATCAAAACGCAACATAGATGCTTGTGCTGCCATTTTGGTTAAACCTTTAACACCATCCGCGAATTGAAATCTATTTAATTGGTCGGTATTCCTAACAACCTCTTGCATTACCGCTTTCGCATTACCACCAATACTTTGAACATAAGAAATTGATTCTTCTAATGTTTCAGGTATTCGTTGAAACGAATACCCAACGTCCATAAAAGCACTAGCTAAAGTTTCCGTGCTGGTCCCTAAAACTTCTGATGCTGCATAAAATTTTTCAACTGATTGCGTATTAGCAATAACATTTCTATTACTAGCTTCAGCAATTTCACCAATAGTTTTAGTAACGTCTTCTATACCCCCACCTAATCTTCTTATACCAGGTATTGCGTCAGCAATAGATTGCTGCATTTCAACAATCCTTTGTCTATTTTGCGTGAAGGTTTTATTTAGGTCGGTTGCTTGTTGCCCTAATGCTGAAAAAGCGTATTTGTATGCATCCAAAGATGCAATTTCAGATATTGATTTTTTTATATCTTCGGTCATAGACCCAATAGAAGTTTCTTGTGCCATATCAAATATAGATTATACTATAAATACAAAAGGGATGAAAAATCATCCCTTTTCATTATCACTTATCCATTTATTTAATAAATACTTCCTCATGAAAATTGGCATATTCAAAAAATCGCTATAACTTATTTTCAACAAAGTATTCAAATAATAAAACTCATCTAATTGTCCCTTTCTATAATCAGAAGAAAGGGCGAAAAAAATCTACCCCAAAACCTACATCGACAGTAAGTTTTTCTCCAGACGGGGCAGTAAAAGTTTTTGTTAAATTCAATCTCGGCTCATTCTCATTCATAAATGTTTTTATAAATTTAGAATCAGCAATAGGTAATTGCTCGACAAATCTTGCAATCTCCCCTTTGTTCGTAGACCCATTAACTTCGATAATTTGTTTAGTTAATCTTAATGTGACTGCTGGTGGTATTCTACCAGCAGGATAGCTTTGTATTGTTTTGGTAATTTCTACCGCTTCACCATACGATAATGGTTTCAATTTGACTGAAGCACCCGACTTTGGGAGTGTAACTACATAACATCCTTCTTCATTAGGTGGCTCACCCTCAACTATCGGTAATTCCTCTAATGAAGCCGTAGCTTGAAACGAACGCTTGGTTACCGGGTCCGTCAAATTCAAAGTGATTTCAGGGCCAAATGATGTGTTACGCAAAAAAATCAACACTGCTTCAACATCACCCTCAAGCATGTCTTCAACTCTGAACTCCGGCTCATAAATTTTATTTCGTAGTAATGTCAGAGTCATGTCATCAGAATTACTTAACAAAATGTTTTCATCATGCGCAGTTAAATAACCAACCTTGATAGCTTTCTTTTTATTTTTATAAAATAACCCTTGTGAGGGTAGTGGCATAACGTCATGTGGTAACGTGAAGTTTTGTTGCCCATATTGAATTTCTTGTTCCATAATATAAAAAACCGTATAGTTTATTTACTATACGGTTAAATATAAAGAATTATTTTCTTTAATAAAGTTATTTGTATTAGAATGCTTATTTTAGTTTCTTAATACACTAAAATACATCTATCCATTTGTAATGTAACTGATATATCAGCCAGAGCATCTGTGCTATATCCTAAACTACCAAAATCAGCACTTGTAATTTGACACCTTTCAAGTATCCATTTTTCAACAACAACACCTGTTGGATCAAGCATTTCCAGATCAACATTTCGTTTATAACCAGCAGCATATCCCATCCTACCTGTTACAGACTCTGCGTGTAAACGAACCCATTCCATAAGTGCTTGCGAAGCAGAAGGCCCAATAGGGTCTCTGAATTTAACAGTAATTGGGTCCCAAGTAAATCTACCTGCAACATAAGTTGATGTATTCAAGAATTGAACTTCTGTTGAACCGATCTTTATACTTGGTCTTTTAGCACTTTCTACAAACCATTCATTTATCCCTAGACTTGAATCAAACCTTAATATGAAACGGTTCTGCCGTTTCGGTTCATAAGGTATCGGCATTTTCATTAATAAGTCAGCCATTTCAATTATTTTTTTTTCTCTTTTATTTATTTATAAATATTACTGTCTGTAATTTTTTTCTATTTACTTTTTTTTTTGACGAATTAATATTCATTATATATAACT